GAAGAAAGACCACCGGGTTAAGGAAGGACAATCACGTTGTCGCACAATAGTGCTTTCCCCACAGATTTCAACACCCTGGGACGTGCCCCGACACCTTTTGAGGTGATCAGGGCGCTGGTCGAGGGGCGCCTACTGCTTGAGGCGTATGAGGCAGGCGAGCCACCGCCCGAGTTCGAGGAGTGCTGGCAGGATGATCTGGAGATCGCCTTCGATGAGCTGATGGAGGCCCTCAATGGATGAGGATTTCCGCGCCAAGTCAGCCAGGGAGTGGCGCGAGGCGAGGGGCAAGGAGCCGCCCAGGCGTGATCCGCCACCACATGCCAACGGCAATGGCGCCCATGTCGTGGAGCCGTTCCTGCTGATCGATGCTGCCGGGTGGCAGGGCACCGAGCGTCCGGTGCGCGAGTTCCTCGATGACCGCAAGCTGTTCCCGTATGGCTATGCCTCGATCCTCACCGGGGCAGGCGCCGTGGGCAAGACGCTGCTGGCGCTCCAGGCGTCGGTTGCCTGCACCAGCGTGGGCAAGTGGCTGGGCGCCGACATCAGGCATGGGCCGGTGCTGTTCTATTCGGCAGAGGAGCCCATCAAGGAAATGCACATCCGTATCGATGAGATATGTGAGGCCGAGAACCTGCACCTGTCCGATCTCACCGGGCTCTACATCATCGACCTCAATGAGCTTGGTGATGCGGCCCTCATCAGGGGCGACAACAAGACCGGCGTGGCCAAGACCACCGAGCTGTTTGAGCGCCTGGAGAAGACTATCGCCGCGATCGAGCCGGTGGTGGTGTGGCTGGACAATCGTGGCCTGCTGGTGACCGGCAACGAGAACGATCGCACGATCGCCTCGATGGCCATGCGGTCGCTTCAGCTCCTGGCCGAGAAGTACCAGTGCTCGATCATCATGCTGTCGCATCCGAGCCTGACAGGCATCAACACCGGCACAGGGTCGTCAGGCTCGACCGCCTGGATGAACACGGCGCGATCGGTCATCAACATGACCAAACCGAAGGAGGAGGGAGACAGCGAGGCGCCAGACGACATGCGGGTGCTGGAGAACAACAAGGCCAACTACGCCAAGCACGGCACCAAGGTGAGCCTGAAGTGGGAGTTCAACCGCTTCATCTGTACTGATCCACCACCCAGCGCAGATACCTCGATCGGACGCATGGACAAGGCCGAGCGGGTAGTCTTGAAGCTGCTGCGTTGGCACGCAGGGAAGGGCATCGATCTGACCCTCTCGTCAGCGCCCAAAGAGTTCGACAAGCTGCCAAAGGATATGCGCGAGGGCCTCAATCGGACATGGTTCCATAGGGCCATCACGAGCCTGCTCGATCAGGGCAAGATCAAGCTGGTCGATGCTCGGAAGAACGGTCATGCAGTCAAGTTTTTGGTTGAGGTATAATTGTGGCAATTGCAACTTGTGATACGCGCGCGCGCGCATACTTTTTTGAGGAGCGCATACTTTGGGGTTTTTGAATGAAACCAATAGCTTATCGGACGCGCGCGCGCAGCCTATAGCTACGCTATGTCCCGCCGGGCCTTGGTGGCCCCCGGCGGGTGAAGGAAGGGAAGGCCGCTACAACCGAAAATCTGTGAGGAACCGACATGAAAAATTTCAGAGGCGAGATCAACTACATGCCCGAAGAGCTGGGTGGGATGCTGTGGGTGAATGAGGGCGATCCTCCATCCATGCGATCCGTCATTGCCCTCTTCAAAGCCATTACTCCGCAGGTGGAGCACATCGGCGTAATGAACCAGGGCCAGCCAGTCGCAGGCTATTCGCTCTCAGAGGATGGTCTGTGGCTGGATGTCATGTCTTCGCTGGTCAGCGCCGTCAACCAGCACGCATTGCAGAACGAAGAGATTGAAGGAAACGCATGATGGACGAACATATCGAAAAGGCTCAGGCCAGCAATCTCAGGCAGGCAATGCAAGCGGCTGAACAGCGTGATCCGGCGCCAGCGCTCACGGACGCTTCCCGGCTGTTAGCTGCCGCCGACAAGCTGCTGCGCTTCCAGCAGGCCTCCTTTGCCACGCAAAGGGCATCCTACGAGGCGGCGAGGACCGAGCGGGTCAACTTCTACCGCATCGAGGTTTCCCGGCTTCAGGACGAGGCCGAGGCCGAGCTGCTGAAGATGGACCAGAAATGGAATGAGACGGAGAATAAAATTCTCCGCCTCATCGACAAGCTCAAGGCACTCAGGGCTGGCTAGTTCACCAAGGCGCCTGGGGATGTTATGCTCCAGGCGCCAGCCACGGAGGGTTTCACGTGAAACACTACGATGAAGACGAGGTTGAGAGCATCGTTGAAGGCTTGCAGGACCGCCTCGTGGCCAGCACGATCGATGCCATGGTCGATCAGATCGAGGGCTTCGTCACGGCTTTCTCGCCGCGTGACACCATGGACGCCGAGGCTGTCATCACAGCCTTCACCATGGTCGATCGGCTGGTGGCCGAGGTCATACGCCGCGCCATGGGCGCGACCGAGCTAGAGCGGCACGAGCTGTGGCTCGGCCAGCACGTCATCAGCGTCAAGCGCTTCCTCAAGGCCATGGCAGAGGATCGCGAGGTCGAGGTGGCGTCGATCGAGAAGACCTTGCGCAGTGCGCTCGGCGCCAGGGAGCAGTGATGAAGATCATCGTGAAGCCGATCTTCCTGTCCAAGAGCGGCTATTGGTGGGCGCACAGTCAGGCCAAGCCCGATCGCGTCTACTCGCTGCACACGAGCGATAAGGCCAAGGCGCAGGCGATCTACGAGCAGCACCTTGCCAATGCGCGTAGGGTGTTTGATGAAGCTGATGCTGGCATGGAAGGCGTGCAGGAGCGCTACCGAAGGTGACGCGCCTGTGGGACTGGTGGTGGTGGCTAATCAGGCCGTGGCTGGCCAAGGAGGCTAACCGTGATCGACCGTGAGATTTTCTTTGAGCATGTCCGCGCCTCGATGCACTCGGGCGCCCTGTCGCAACAGCAGGTGGACGGCTACAGCGTGCTGCTCGGGCTGTGGGACTGGCAGGCCACCGGCACGCCGATGAGCGATCTCAGGTGGCTGGCCTACATCCTAGCCACGGTCTATCACGAGTGCGCCACCAAGATGTGGCCGATCACCGAGTACGGCGACGAAGCCTACCTGACCAGCCGCGAGTACTGGCCGTTCATCGGGCGCGGCTTCGTGATGCTGACATGGGAGGAGAACTATCGCAACGCCAGTGCTTCGCTCGGCCTGATCGATGACCGCGATCTGGTGGCGCATCCCGAGATGGCGCTCGACAGCCTGATCAGTGCCCGCATCCTGTTCCGAGGCATGGCCGAGGGCTGGTATACGGGCAAAAAGCTGGGCGACTACTTCGACGGTGACACCGACGACCCCATCAACGCCCGCCAGATTGTCAACGGCAACGACAAGGACGATCTGATCGCTGGCTACCACGAGCAGTACCTCGACGCGTTGGAGGCGGCCTACCACAAGTGGCCGCGCACAGTGGTCTGATGCCACGCAAGCAGGCTCACCTCAAGCGCACCTGCGATGATCGCGAGGCCCGCTTCGCCCGCAACCTGATCGCTGGCATGAACCAGCAGATGGCGATGATCGAGGCTGGCTACAGCGCCAGCAGCGCCCGCTCCAACATGGGTGCCCTGATCCAGCGCAGGCAGTACTTCATCGATGAGATGGAGCGGCTGCGTGCCGTGCAGCACAAGCGGCTGGCCGTGACCATCGACACCATCATCATCGAGCTGTACCGCGACCGCGACATGGCGCGGCGCCTGGAGCAGCCAGCGGTGGCGGCAGGCATCACCATGCACATGGCGAAGGTGCTCGGCTTCCTTGAGGACCGGCAGCAGGTGGACATCACCATCATCAACAAGCCACTGGCGGTGCCGACCAAGGAGCTGGAGCTGTCGGTGGACGAGTGGATCGCCCGCTGGTCGCCCAAGGAGATCGGCCATGGGTAAGAACCTGCTGGATGACATCAGCGATGCGCGCCGGGACAACCAATGGCGCAGGACATACGACAGGCGGGATGCCCTAGAGCGCGCAGCTCGTACCGAAGCGCGACATGGGTGAGGTCGTCAAATTCAAGCCGATCAACCGGACCAGGCTGCTCAGTGCGCTTGAGACGTTCGTCTGGGATATCGGCGTGCCGGAAGCCTACTATGATATGTTCTGCGTCGGCCTGATGCGGCTGGTGCTGGAGATGGAGAAGAGCGGCGGCAACCCTTACGTCATGCCCGACCTGCCCGACAAGAAGCGCAAGAAGCGCAAGCGGGCATGAACGAGGCCGTCCGCATCCGCGTCGGCTTCCAACCGCAAGCCGGTCCCCAGGAAGCCTTCATCCAGAGCCCGACCGACATCACGATCTACGGCGGCGCCCGAGGCGGCGGCAAGACGTATGCGACGTTAGGCGACTGGTTCCTGCACGCCGAGCAGCACGGCGAGCACGCACGCGGCCTGATGATCCGCAAGACCCGGGAAGACCTGAAGGACACGATCGCCACCGCCACCATCATGTACGCTGGCAGCGCACGGTGGATCGAGAAGGGCGCCTACTTCCGGTTCAGCAACGGCGCCCGGCTCTACTGCGCCTACCTTGAGAACGAGGCCGACGCCGAGCACTACCAGGGCTGGTCGCTAACCCGCGTCTACATCGAGGAACTGACGCAGTTCCTGTCGAGCGCCCCGGTGTTCCGCCTGCTGGCCACGCTGCGCTCGACACACGGCATCAAGTGCCAGATGCGCTGCACCTGCAACCCTGGCGGGCCGGGCCATCTGTGGGTCAAGGCGTTCGCGATCGACCATGGCCCCTACCGGGTCATCACCGATCCCGAGACGAAGATGACCAGCGTGTTCATCCCGGCGCTGCTGTCGGACAACCAGTTGCTGATGCAATCGGACCCCGACTACGCCAACCGGCTGAAGGCGGTGGGCAGTCCGCAGCTCGTGAAGGCGTGGCTTGAGGGCGACTGGTCGATCATCGAGGGCGCCTTTTTCCCCGAGTGGCACACGGCCAAGCACGTCGTCACGCCGTTCACCATCCCCACCGACTGGATGCGCTTCAGGGCGGCCGACTGGGGCTCGGCGGCGCCGTTCTCGATCGGCTGGTACGCGGTGGTGCAGGACGACATGATGTACGACGGCAGGCTGCTTAAGCGCGGCGCCCTGGTACGCTACCGCGAGTGGTACGGAATGACGCCGGGCAAACCCAACGTCGGCCTGAAGATGACGGCGGAAGAGGTGGCGCACGGCATTGTTTCACGTGAAACAAATGGCCACCGCGAGCCGATCGCCTATGGCGTGCTCGACCCGGCGGCGTTTGCCGTGGTGGCGGGGCCAAGCATAGGCGAGACGATGATCCGCCACGGCGTGGTGTTCCGCCGCGCCGACAACACCCGCGTGTCAAGGGACAAGAAGATGGGCGGGTTTGACCAAGTCAGAGCCCGGCTGAAGGGCGACGGCGACGGCAATCCGATGCTGTTCGTGTTCAGCACCTGCCTGCATTTGCTGCGAACGTTGCCAGTCATGCAGCACGATGATACACATCCCGAGGACATGGCGACCGAGGGTGAGGATCACGCCGTGGACGAGCTGCGCTATGCCTGCATGAGCAGGCCATGGCTGGCTCGACTTAGCCGACCGGAGGACAGGAACCCCTTGCTGGTGGCGAATGCATTTCGCTTGCACGAGCTGCGATGAGGTTCCTCCATGGCCATAGACCCGGACCTCCAGCCTGACCCGGCAACGGTGGGACCGGCCGATCTCGGCAAGCCTGAAGACCAAGAAGCGGCAGACGACTACGGCACCGATACCGTCGATATCAAATACTGGCTGGCCTGCCTGGACGACGCCGAGCGTGCCGAGCGTGACTGGCGATCACGTGGCCGCGAGATCATCCAAATCTACCGCAACGAGAGCAAGAACACGACCGGCAAGAACCAGCTAGGCCAAGTAACGTTCAATATTTTATACGCCAATACTGAAGTAACGCTGCCAGCCATCTATACCAAGCCGCCGCAGCCGGTGGTCAGGAGCCGCTTCACCAAGGTGAGCGAGCCGATGATCCCGCCGCCGCCACCCATGATGCCGCCGGGAATGGGACCGCCCGGCCTGCCACCTGACATGGGCGGTGCGCCGCCTATGGGGCCGCCACCGCCGATGGGGCCTCCTCCCGGTCTGGGTGGTGGCCCACCTCTCGGACAGCCCCCGGCAATGGAAGTGTCGCCAGCGCCCTCTCTACCCCCCTCTGGCGGTATGCCGGGAACGGCGGGGCCACCAGCGAGCCAGAACGGCCCCCCGCTCGGCGCTGGTGGCCTGCCGCCGTCCAATGCGCTCGACATCGGTATCAACGTCACCGGCCTACAGCCGCCCGCGCCGCCGCCAGGGCCACCGCCCTCCCCGCCACCGCCCTTCGGCATGGTTCCTGGCCAACCGGCGCCACCGATGCCCGCGCTGCCACAGCCTGCCCCTAACAGGCCGCCGCAGAAGGACATCGAGACGGCCGCCTCGATCATCGAGAAGGCGCTGGAGATAGTGGTTGACGACGAGCACAGCCACGAGGCCATCAAGATGGCGATCCGCGATGTGCTTCTGCCGGGCCGAGGCACGTGCCGTGTGCGCTGGAAGCCCCAGATGGCGACGCAGCCGGTGGAAGACCCGGTTATGGGCGGCCCGCTCATGCACCCCGAGACTGGAGAGCCCCAGACGGAAGACGTGAAAGCGTGGGAGCAGGTGGATGACGAGTACGTCTACTGGGAAGACATCTTGTTGGACCCGGTCAGACATGCGGCCGACACCAACTGGATAGGCTTTCGCCATCTCTTCACCAGGGAGGCTCTTGAGCAGGAATTTGCCGATAGTGAGGAAATCCAGAAGCTTCAGAAACAGGGCAAGATATCCGACCTGCTGAAGTGGACCGACGAGAGCGCAGCCAAGAGCCCAGTGGGCGGCGGCTCGGCCATGAAGACGGCCGGAACCCTAGGCGACCACGTCAAGAAGATGATGGCGTGGGAAATCTGGGACCGTGTCGAGCGCCGCATCATCTGGTTCTGCCGTGATATGGGCGGTCTGGTCCTGCGGGTCGATCCCGACAGCTACCAGCTTAGTGGCTTCTTCCCCATCCCGGTGCCCATGCTCGCTGTCACCACCACCGACAGTCGCATTCCGCGTCCATTCTATGACCTCTACGCCCGCCTTGCCCAAGACCTCGATGAGACATCCGCCCGCATCTCGGCCATGACCAAGCAGATCAAGATGCGCGGCGCCTACAACGGCGCCAGCCCCGAGATCAAGGATTTGCTGCTTGCCTCGGATGGCAAGATGGTGCCGGTCGATGGCGTCGATCTGATCAGCGGCGGCCTCCAGAACCACATCTGGATGGTGCCGATCGACCCGGCCGTGCAGGCTCTGTCGCAGCTCTATCTGGCGCGCGATCAAATCAAGCAGTCGATCTACGAGATCATGGGCATCTCGGACATCATGCGGGGCGCCACCAAGGCCACCGAGACGGCCACGGCGCAGCGCATCAAGGGCAGTATGGGCGTCAGCCGCCTAGAAGATCAGAAGCAGCAGGCCGGCAACTTCGTGCGCGATTTGTTGCGGCTCAAGGCCGAGCTGATCTGTCAGAATTTCGATGCCAAGACCCTTGAGGCAATGACCGGCGAGGAGGTCACGCCCGGTGTCGAGGCCATCCTGCGCGACGACTTCCAGAGGACGTGCTCGATCGACATCGAGGCCGACAGCACGATCGTCGTTGACGAGCAGGTCGAGCAGGAGGCGATGACCCAGATTGCCCAGACCATGCAGATGGTCATGCAGGGTGGTCAGGCGATGCTGATGACCGGCGTGCTGCCGCCGCCGCAGATCATGCAGCTCACGCTGGAGATGCTGAAGATGTTCCTGCACCCGGTGCGCTTCAGCCGGGGCGTGGTCGAGATGATCAACGACTTCCAGGAGCAGCTCACCCAGCAGATAGCGATGCAGGCGATGATGCCGCCCGCTCCGATGCCTCTACCGCCACCGCCGGGGGCCACCAAGGGACCAATGCCTCCGGTGGCTGGCGGCAAGCCGCCGAATGGCGCGGGTCCACCGGGGCCTGCGAAACCGAATGGCGGCCCAGCCGGGCCACCTCCGATACCGGGAGGCCCGCCAGCACCGCCAATGATGCCGCAGTGAGGAGAACGACATGGCCAAGACCCCCAGCAGGTACGAAGACGAACCCGATGACGAACCCAAGGTCAAGGTGAAGGCCGAGCCGAAGGCCGAGGTCAAGGCCACTGCCACGCCGAAGGAGGCGGACCCGTCCAGCCCCGAGCATCTGGAGCCATACCCGGAGGGCGATCCCGGCCCTGACCAAGAGGAAGTGTTCTACCTCGCGCACGGCTATTACCGCGCCGATGGCCCGCATTGGGGCGAGCCGCCAGAGCCGCCGGTAGCCGACCCGGCAAAGGCCGAAACCAAGTCGGTCAAGAAGGACAAGTGACATGGCCAGCCATTCGCTCCAGCCGACCAGCCCCGGCAACCTCGTGGACATCACGCCGGTCAACTGGCACCGCTATCCGGCACCCATCACGGCAGCAATGCTGGCCGATGCCTACATCGAGCCGGTGACCTACACGGGTGGCCTCTACGGTGACGACGTGGCGCTGGCGACGGCCAACAGCACCACGCCCATCCTGCCTGCCACGCAGACGGCCAAGGCGGCGTTCCCCGGAGCGCCCAACTCCGTCGTGCCGTCTGAAAGCACCACCGGCGGGCAAGTGATCACCGCCATCGCTGACTACACCTTCGCCACCGACATCACGGCCCCGCGCGGCTTCATCGGCCCCAAGGATGCCTACCCGGTCGTCGGCTATACACCGCCGGCCGCGCCGGTCATCAGCAGCCTCGCGCCCAACACTGCCGTGGCTGGCGGCCCTGACCTTGTCGTGACGATCAACGGCACCGGCTTCACGCAGTGGACGAAAATCCTCAACGGCGGCGTCCAGAACATGACGGCGTTCTACATAAGCCCGACCAAGATGGCGATGATGTTCGAGGTGTCGAG